CGTTACATCTCTAAAGTCACATCTATCATCGAAGATGTAGGGAGTCGGAACTGAACCTACTAGTGAAATGTTAGAAGGGAAGACTGGTACTACCCACTCACCATGCTCCTTATAAGTCCCCATATGATTGGAAGGTACTTCAAATGAAGGAGTATACCATTCACCTTTATCATCAACAAACCTCATCTGATCTTGCATCCCACCGGTGACATTACCGATGATCATAGTCCCGGCCATCATAGATTCAGTCAGACTTAAACCCCATCCTTCGTTAGAGGAGATCAGCATAGTAACATCAGCTAGATTATAAAGCCAGTTCATTGATTCGGTACCGAGTCTTTCCTGAGAGAAGAATACATTCACGTATGATGAGTCGCATACAGCCTCTCTTACGGCATATAGATCAGTTCCATTTTCGTCCACGGGCTGGGTATGCATTATCAGAGCACACTTCTTAGCTTTCTCAATACCAATCTTATCGCAGAAGTTTCGGTAGGCTAATATAACATCACCGGGTGACTTACGTCTAATATTTCTAGAGTTCCAGAACACTACATAGTCGATCTCTTTGCCTTCAAAGATAGTCTTTCTAAACTCCTGATACTTGTCAAAGTTCTTATACTCAGGAGTGATAGGAAAGAAATACTTTTGATTGATGCCGTGAGGAACATATTCAATAATTTTCTTACCAGCAGCTTCTTCTAATACAAGCTTATTAATGTTGGTAGTCTGCTTAGAGATTCCCATCAGCAAGTCACAGCACTCGTAGTAAGCCTTATTGTATAGCGGAGCCGGATAATCGTCCCAGATATTCAAGTACAGCAAAGGAATTTGTTGCCTGATCTCTCTTTCGATATCATACAACCAAGTCCAGTACCTGGGATCGGTGAAGTGCAGTATTGCATCTGGCTTCTCAGTCCTGATAAGTTCCCTGACTATGTCAGCTGTCCCGTAACCGGATGTTGCATAAAGCTTAACACTAGCATCCTGAATTCCATTCTGTTTGTTTACATCTTCAGAGAGGTCGAAAGCTTTCTTCTCGTCAGGGTGCTTCATCGCCCCTCCTAGATTCACCCAGTTAAAGTGGTGGGAGGTACCTACTACAATCTCTCTCGCCATAGTAGCGACTCCGGAGTGCAGCCTTATATCATCACATAGCAGAAGAATCTTCTTTCGATTTTTCTGCTCAATATAACCAAATTTGTCTTGCATTATTTTATGTTTAAATCGTTCTGATTATGTACTTTGTTTCTAAACGTATCATCCGTAAGATAGAAAAAGATCGCTCTATCTGCCAACTTTTGGAATGAAAATTTATAGCGTACGCATTGAACTTTAAACTCATCGAATAACTGCTGCTCTACTTTGACGCTTGTCAGCTTTTTGTTGTCCATAGCCTTTGTTTTATATATACATATATAAATAGGCTGTGACTACAGAATAGCTGCATTGCAGAGAGGGCTTTTGTTAAATGGACAGAATCTACAATTGTTCTTTGATGCGTTCTTAGTAAAATCTTTTTCTATATATTGACCGGAGTTATTAAAGGCTTCCTCCACAAACCTATTCAAACCGGACATTACCTGTCCTCTTTTGATCTTTCCTGAAGCAGGTCGAAATTGCTGCACCCTCTTAGGTACGAACTCCCCTCCTTCAAATATTTTCCTTCTAACGATAAAAAATTCTACGTTGATGCTATCTACATCAGTACCGAACTGCTGGGCGAAGAATTCTTTATAGAATAGAATCTGAGAGATCTTAGTATCGCTTTTCTTCTCATAGTCACTCCATCCCTTGGTCGAAGTCTTGATATCTAATATCAAATACTTTCCTGTAACTTCGTTAAAGAAGACTAAGTCCAGGTAGGCTTTGAAGTATAGCCCGGGTTTAAGCTTCTGGATAAGCGGAATCTCTACCCCTACTAAGTATGTGCCCTTGGTGCTAAAGTAGATAGCTCGTTTCTTTTTTAGGTAGTCTAGTATCGCTATTCCGTCGTTGTGGAATTCCTGGAGCTGGGCCGGAGTGGTGAAGTCTTTGTTTCCGTTACTAAACCTCTCCTTCTTGTAAGTCTTCTTTAACCGGTCCATAAGATAGGCCGGTAGATCGATCTCATTAGAAGCTTTCACGGACTCATTAAAAAGTACATCAAGCCAGTTCTGGACTGTCTCATGAAGTGCAGTCCCGAAGACAGTATGGATGCTAGGAGTATAAGGTGCTAGCTTTTTCGGATACGAAAGGTACCACTGATGTGGACACGTACTGTAGATTGAGTATTGACTGTAGGAGATGTTTTTATTCTCCTTCGTGTCGTACTTCTCTACTTCATATTCACGAACCAGGCTTACCTCCTTAGGAAGTTTCTTTTTTGCCATCTTACTTCTTCCACATCCCCCTAGCCACTAACTGAGCTATAATGCCATAGTTAGCCAGGTCCTGGTAAGTATCCATCAAGGATTCGTTCTGAACACTTCGTCGATTAATAAGCAGATTCTTCCATCGGCTTACTTTATCGGAGATCCGATACCAGAGCCCGGTCAGAGCAAAGCCAATCTCATCTTCAGTAGCGAGCTGGGTGCCTGCAGTGATGTTATGCATCCCGTAATCAAGGTGCTTCTTAGCAAAGAGCTCTAGTTGCTCTTGCTGGATCTGAGTATATCCGTTATAGATGGTCGGGTATTCTTTCTTTAGAATCTCAACGGCGCTCGCTTGAGCAGTAACTTTCTTATCATTCATAACCTTAATATACGAACTTTTGCTTAGAAGTTCAACTATTCTTTGAGCCTACTTACTATTTCTATATCTCTTTTATCTATCTTGTATCTCTTATCTCCTACAACAATATCCCAAGTACGTCCAGCCTTATTTACTACTCTCTCAATTTTCATGTCTTTGTAATAGTGACCGGGTTGTCGAGCTAATTTTTGGTAACTGTCTCCTGAGTATGTTTTAGAAGGGGCAGCTGGTGGCTGTTCTATAGCTAGGTCTTCTTGGTGTAGTTCTTGAGTACTTTCTTCTTCTAATATAGGAAGACTTTCAGGTACTTCCTCTTCTTCTTTAACCTTTAATTTAATCTGGGTAAATGCAAAATTAGCTGCTACTACTAGTGAAATTGCTAGGGGATCAAATACAAAAATTATAATTAAAAGCAAAGCATTTATAATCTTATCCATCGGTACTCCTGTTAATCCTGATAGATACTTTAATGGGCCTAGCTCCCCGGCTGTCTCATTACCGGTATTAGTACTTACTATATCAGTTTCATATGTAAAAAGTTGATCGTTAAACTTATCTACCTTAGCGTTAATTGCAGCTTGTCTCCCTATAGCCTGGTCTAACTGTTTTTCTAAAGCTGTTCTAGTAGCAGAAGATGTAGTAGTAATAAGGTTCCCGTCTTTATCCTTATATCGTATAACATTGTTAGCTAGTCCTGCTCTTAAATCACTCACCGCTCTGTTGATAGACTCTTTTTCAGAGGTATATACTGCTAGCTGCTCCTTTATGTTATCCCTCTTTGTCTCTATAAGGGTAATTTGAGCGTCAATATTGCTGGCTTTGTTAGCTGTTTCTTGATAAGCGGCTGATAAGAAGCCGTAGATGCCCATAGAAGTTATAATAATAAGCACTACAGTAGCAACTGCAAGGTATGTTCGCAGCCCTTTATTTAATTTATCCCAATACTGGTATAATAAAGAAGCTGTTACTAGTTTAGCTACTTCGAGAGAGCCGGCCATGATTGCTACTTCTAGAGCGGCGCCAGCAAATAACTTAGTTAATCCACTAACAGAATAAAATGCAGCGGATGCAGAGACTGATAGTGCTGATAGTCCTATAAGTACTGGGAGGAGGTATGGCTTTAACTTCTGCATATATTATAAATAGAAAAAGCCCGTAAGGGCCTTATCTTTTATTCTTTTCTTTCTCCTTTGTGAGGATCTATTCGATCTAAGATCTTATTTAGATCCCCTATCTGAATGTAGCCTGACATCGAAGCATTCTTAAGAGCACTTATAAGCTGTAGAAGTATGAAAGGTACGATAATGGTTTCAGATAACCAACTGGTACCTGCAAATCCTTTCTCTACCATCAGTATCACAGTCAGCAGCACCACCCAGGTTATTGCTCTTTGCAGCACCTTCACAGCCTTAAAGGTCTTGAAGCCCTCTCTCTTGATCCCGGCTATAATACCGAAGAACCCATCCACAAACACTACGGCGATCAGAGCAAGATACTGCTCAAAATTACCCATTGTCAGCTCTAGAAAATAAGAGCAGCCGAATGAAAGAGAAGTAGTGATGGAAAGAAAGATGGCAGTTTGTTTCATTACTTTACGTACTCGAAGTACTTCTTGGTCTTGGCATTTCTGTCTTCAAGTCCGTGAGTACCGCCGTTGATGCGCTTGGTGAGCTCTAGGATAGCTGCATCGTTGATGCCCTTATCACAGATAGTCCATAGCTTATTTCTTTCAAAGAAAAACATAGCTGATTCGAAAGCATACTTAGTTGCAACCGTATCAGGGTTAGTCAAGACCTCGTCATTGCCTAAGTACTTTGCAAATGCTTCGTAGTTGGCTTTACCAGTCAACTGAAGAGCTCCTCTGCCTCTGAACTTGTATCCATCTCCTGAAGCTTCAGCTCCGTTGCCCATCCTGTCGGCGTAGACTCGGTTTGCAATCTTTTCAGGCTGGCGGGCGTAAGACTCTTCAAGGTTACCGGGGAAGTACTTACCAAAGATACCTTGCAGGCCTTGGGCGGAGTAGTTTAGGTTCTCTGAGAATGCTTTGAAGCCTCCTGTTTCGTGGGCTGTTTGAGCGAAGAAGTGAGCTGCTCTCACTGGAGTCAACTTATAAAACTCCATTGCCTTCTTCATTGTTCCGGGACCAAAAGCGCCGTCAGCAGCTATACCCATCTTCTCTTGTAAACTTTTTAAGCTCATAATCTAATTTTTAATCGTTATTCTCTTCTTTCTTTCCTCCGAAAATCTTTCCTGCCTCTGCAATACCAAACGCACCTAGCGTAATCATTACAAATGAATTGAAGATTGTATCGCTGATTATTAGGTGATTGCCTAGAATACCTGTTACTATGTCAGCTCCTGCGA